CTCCTAGAGAAGATGAGCTAATTTTAGCTAAAGGGCAAAGTTATCTATTTAGATTTATTTCTAATAGTAATAGTAATAATATTGATTATAGGAGTAGCTGGTATGAGGTTGAGAGGATTTATTAAAATATTTTATTTGCATTTTATTTTACTAGTTGATAATATGATTTAAGAAGGGTTGCCATGCCAGAAGTTACAGAAAATTATATAAGAATACCTAACCCGAAGCACGCTGGGTGTGCCTCAAAAAATTTGAGGACTATTGATATTTCTCCAAACAAAGGGATTAAGGCTCTTTATTGCATTGATCACAGAAAAATTAAGACTTATTTGTTTGATAAAGAAAAGTGGACTCAATCTGAGGCTCAAGCGTGGGTTGATGAGCACGCAAAAGATGTTGATCATTTTATTAATAAACAATGGGCTAAGGGATATGTGGAAAAGTTAATAAAAAAGGGTGATGAGGATAAGCTTGGCCTGTGTGTAATATCTTCTGGGACTGTTGATAGAGATGGAGATATGCTAGATCCTAGCGGATGGGTATTTAATAACTTTAAGAAAAATCCAGTTATGCTTTGGAGCCATAATGCTGGAGTAGGAGAAAGGAGGCCTCCAATTGGGAAGATTGAAGATGTACAGGTTAAAGATGGTAAGGTTTATTTTACACCTAAATTTGACTTGAAAGATCCATTTGCCAAAGAAATTCACAGGAAATATAAAGAGGGTTTCCTTAATGCTTTCTCGGTTGGGTTTCTTCCTTTGGAGTGGGAAGAAACAGAAACAGGTTACCACTTTAAGAAACAAGAGGCTCTAGAGTTTTCTGCGGTGAATGTTCCTGCCAACCCTGAAGCACTTGTTATACTAAGAGAGGAGGGCTTTAAAGTGAGCAAGTCATTTAAAGATTGGAAAAAAACAAAAAAGAGAACAGAGAAAGGAGCTATTCCTTACAAAAAGTATCCTTTAGCTCCTGAGGATGCTACATGGGATGCTGGGGCTGAAGTTAAAAAGGCTGAAATTGAAGATTTAAAGCTAATGTGTGCTTGGTTTGATAGTAGCAAGCCTGATGTTAAGGCTTCTTATAAATTGCCACATCACAAGGCTGGGAATAAATACACAGTCTGGAACGGTGTTAGGGCGGCTATGGCGGCTTTGTTTGGAGCCAGGGGAGGCGTAGATATTCCCAGTGCTGATAGGAAGAAAGTGTATAATCATTTAGCTAAACACTATAGAGAATTTGATAGAAAGCCTCCAGAATTTAAACATTTTGAAGCGGCAATTTGGAAGGTTGCTAGAGGCAAAAAGATAGAGAAAAAATCTAATATAAGTAAAATGAAGAAATCAGAAAGAGATGAACTTGTTGCTCTGCTCAAAAAAGTGGGTAGAGTATTGGAAGGACAATCCCCGAATATCAACGGTAAGAGTGAGGGGGGTGATAAAAGGTAGGCTATCTGTTGAGATACAGATAGTTGGAAAAGACTATGGATAAAGATGAAGCAAAAAATTTAATACTTGAAACTTTGCAAGAAGTGGAAAAGGAGAAGAAAATTCAAAAGAAAAAGAAGGAAAAGGAGGAAAAAGAAGTTAATGAACTCCTTGAGAAGCTGGGTAATACAATAGCTGAAGCGGTAATATCAGCTACTAAAGGGGGTAAAAAGAAAAATAAAGCCCTTGATGGTAACAAAGCTGATCCCAATGATGACAGCAATCTCTCGAAAGAGGAGAAAATTGGTAAATTCTTCAAAGCTGTTATTGAAGGAGATCACAAAGTTGCTAAAGCCTTGGCAGAAGGAACGGATGCTCTTGGTGGATATTTAGTTCCTGATGAGTTCCGTGCTGACATTGTGGACTGGATGCAGGATAAGCCAGTAATTAGGCGTTATGCAACAGTCTGGCCTATGGCTGGGAAACTCTTAGAGCTTCCTGCTTTGGCGGCTGATGTTGCTGTTTACTGGGGATCTGAGAATACATCCATCTCTACAACTTCAGCAGACTTTGGTAATGTTCAACTTACTGCATACAAGTTGAACGCTATCATTTACTTATCAACGGAGCTATTTGAAGATTCCAAGATTGATCTTGTTCCTTATCTAACAGACAGATTTGCTCAGGCCATTTCCAGGGCGGAGGATAAAGCCTTCTTAACTGGTAGTGGTTCAGGTGAACCAACTGGTTTGTCTCAAGAAACACTCAGCTCTATTGATGTGAGTAACGCAGGTAGTGCTGATGATCTTATTGATACTTACTGGAGGATTCCTCAAAGCCACAGGGAGAACGCTATTTGGGTTACAAGCAACTTAACCATTAGCAATATTTCTAAATTGAAAGATGATAATGGTCAGTATTTGCTTATTAGACCTAATGATGGCGGTATCCCCACTTTGATGGGCAGACCCCTGTTAGAGCAGAATGATGCTGGTAAGACTATCTACTTTGGAGACTTCCGTTTCTATTACATTGGTGATAGAAGAAAGTTGTCTGTTAAAACAACCACTGAAGGTGCTGGTACTTTTGAAAAAGACCAAGTTGCCATCAAGGTTACTGAGAGAGTAGCTGGTAAAACAGCGTTGACAAGAGCTTTCAGGAAGATAAGCAATTGGTAAGCTGGGTAGGGCAGAGGGATTGAGGAGTTTAGGATTGGACTCCTCTCTCCTAAGGAGAAGCTAACTTTGGCAGGTGGTTAGATTTTCCTCAGGGGGTGAAATATGAGACAAATAAAACTAACCAAAAACTCTAAATATGGTAAAAGAGGTAGTGTTGTGTATGTCTCAAACAATGAGGCTCATTCTATTATTGATAAGGGATTTGGCAAACTTTATAAGAGAGTTAGCAAAGAATATAAAACTACAATGCTGGAATCTGATAAAGGCTCTGTTGGGAGAAAAAGAAAGTACAAAACCAAGAAAAAATAGGGTATCATGAATTATGAACGCATACGCATTAACTACAGTAGCAAGAGTAAAAGATTATTTAGGAATAACCTCTAGTGATCATGATTCACTCTTAGGGGTTCTTGTTGATGCTATTACTGATTTTGTTGAAAATGAATGTGATAGACGCTTTAAGAAAACCGAATATACGGATGTAAAATTAGATTCAGAAGGATCAACAGAATTGGTGCTTCCCAACTGGCCTGTTGATTCATCTGCTACATTTACACTTTATGAAAGAGAATCTACTTCAGGTTATGGATCAGATGATAGTGGTGATTGGGATGATATAGATAGTGATGATTACAGGGTTGATTGGGATGCTGGGATAATTAGAGCTAACTTTAAATTCAATGAGGGTTTTCAAAATTACAAGGTTGACTACACTGCTGGTTATGATTTTGAAAATGAGGATGCTGATAATTTAGTTACCTTGGCCTCAGCTGGGCTTTCTGATTTAGAACTTATTGTCTGGAAGTTAACAGGCAGGGAGTTTCAAAAGAGAAAAGGGACTGGGGATATTAAAAGAATGAGGCTTTACAACTATGAAGTTACTTTTGCTAAAGAGGCCTATTCTGATGATGAGATTAAAGAAGTTATTAATAAATACAAAAGGTTTGAATTTTAATGAGGATTTTATTTGATGAAACAGCAATTATTAAAAGAAACAGAGAGTATGCCACTAATAAATATAGGCTCTCTGCTACTGCCACCGCTGATGCAAATATTCAACAGCTAGATAGGGAGACTGTTCAGAAACTTCAGGGTGCTTATGGTGAGGAGTATGTAATGTATGTTGATGCTGAAACTACAATAGCTGAGGGGGATTTTGTAGTTAGAAAGTCAACTGATGAACGCTTCAGAGTTAAAGAAGTAATTAAAGCTCAGATGATGGGAATTGAACATTTTTTAGAGGTTTACATGACTAAAGTGAGTGAATAAATATGGCAAAAATAACAGTAAGAGTTAATCCTCCATTAGAAAAATTAGCTTCTGCTTTTGCAGGATTTGAGGATATTCTTTTAAAACACTTAAGAGAAGCCATCATGGGATATGGGCTTTTGGTTGAAAGAGGATCTAAAATGTTTTCTCCAGTTGACACTGGAAGAATGAGAGCATCTATTGGAACTTCAATGGGAATAATGCGTAGAGATGTTAAGGCCATTATTCAGCCCAATGTTGATTATGCAGTTTATGTTCATGAGGGAACTAGATACATGAAAGGAAGACCTTTTATGAAGTGGGGACTTGACGCTTATAAGCGGGAAGGTGATAGACTAGTAATACAGAAAATTAAAGAAGCTACTGAAGAATTGGCTAGGAGGGCAAAATGAGTTGGCAAACACTATCAAATCAAATAAAAACTAAATTAGAAAGTATTTCTGACATTCAGGTAGTTTATGATTATCCCTGGCTAGATTTTGATGGATATCCTGCTGTAACCATTACTCCTTCTGAAATGGAGAGTGATTATGAAACTCAACAGCACAATATTAGGACTTATGCTTTTATGATTAGAGCATTTCTTGATTTAGAAATAGTAAATCAGGCAACTTTGCAGAAAAAGGTGGAAAAGGGACATGAAATAATGAGAGGGTTAATTGATAGTATAGTTGATACTTTTGATAAAGATGAAACACTTTCTGGTATTTCTATGCCAACTGGAAAAACATTAATTGCTATTACTCCTGTTCCTGCCAGGGTGTTGTATTTTGAGGAAGAAAAAATGATGATAGGAGAAGTAAGGCTTTTCTGTAAGGTTTCATTTGACATAACAACTTAGTATTGATATATTTAAAATAGGAATTCTACAATGGCTGATATCATAGGCAGATTAGTAAAAGTGGGAATAGGCAAAGAAGCCTCAAGGGGTGCTGGTGTAGCTCCTGATATTTGGATTCCTCAAACTAGTGTAGCTCTTAGGGCCGCAGTTGATGAGGCTAGAGTTGAGGGTTCTTTGGGTTCTCTTGCTGATAGTGAAGATAAATTGGTTCTTGAGAAATATGCAGAAGGAGAACTTGGCGGAGAATTAAGATCACAATCTTTTGGCTATCTTCTTTATAACTTGCTTGGCACACTTAACACTTCAGGGCCCACAGATGAAGCTTATACACATGCTTTTTCATTGTCTGAAAGTAATCAGCATCAATCACTAGCCATAGTTATTAAGGATGACAATATAGATGAGATGTATAAGTTGGTTATGATTAATAGTTTGGGAATTTCTGTTGAGCTGGGGGGTCTTGTAACGTTTTCTGCGGATATTTTAGCCAAAGCTCCAGTTTCTTCTTCAAGTACTTATTCTGCACCATCAGATTATCTTTTCAGCAAGAAGCATGTTAAGTTTTATATAGCTTCTGATTTGTCTGGTTTAGATGCGGCCTCAGCCCTTGACCTTAAGACTTTAAATTTAACAATTAATAAGAACACAGAAAGAGATCAGGCCTTGGGGACTGCTGAGCCTGTTGATATTTACAATAAGCAGTTTGCAATTGAAGGAAGTATATCTTTGAACTTTTCTGACAATACTTACAGAGATTATATGCTTGATGGTGATAAAAAAGCTATAAGAATTGACATAGAAAATACAGATGAAGCTATTGATAGCGGATCTACCACCCCCAGACTTAGAATTGAGTTGCCTAAGGTTGACTTTTCTGGGTGGGATCCCGACAGGTCACTTAATGAGATTCTTAAGCAGACAATTAACCTTAAGGCCAATTATGATACTACAAATGGTATCATCTCAACTTGTGAGTTGAGGAATGGTAAAACAAGTTATTAAAACTGATTAAATCAGTTATAGTGGAATGTCATGAGTAAAAGTAAATTTTATATTGAAGAAAAAGTTGATCTTTCTGTTCTTAGTGAGGATTGGAAGGATTGTTATATTGTGTTTGCTCCCTTTACTGTTGGTGAAGCCAAAAGACTTATTCAAAATAAGGGAAGTGATGAAGAAGTGGGCATGGTTGTAGCTGACTTGATAGAAAAACATTTTATCAAAGGCTATTCTTTTGATGGAGAGAAAAGAGTAAAACTTACCAAAGAGGATATGAAAGATGTTCCCATTACAATTTTTAATATTATAGTTGAACATTTAATGTTTGGAATTCAAAAAAAAATTCCAAAAGAATTGAAGCCATCAAAGACATAATTTATGGTAATGTGGCTGAAAACCCCATTGAAAATTTGCTTCCAGAGTATAGTTGGGCTAAACTGAAGATAGCGGAATTTCATTACAGAAAGTTATTTGGTTTGACTAAAGAGGAAATGGATAAGGAGCTTTGGGAAGATTTTTATGTTAATAGAGAAATATCTAAAGCTATTGCGGAAAAGGAGGAAGCTGAAATAGAAATGGCAAAAAGGAGGACAAATGGCTAATATTCCTGTTCAAGTAGAAATATCTGCTGTAGATAGAGCTTCGGGGAAGTTTAAGCAGGTTAGTTCTTCAGTGTCTGGATTAGGAGATGCTTTTAAGCGTGGCGGGTTAATGGCTACTGGATTTCTTGCAACTTTGGGAATTGCAGGAGCACAAATGCTTAAAGTTGCTGGGGATATGGAGCAGAACAGAATTGCCTTTGAGACAATGACTGGTTCTGCTGAAGAAGCTGGAAAATTGTTGAAGCAAATTTCAGATTTTGCAGTTAAAACCCCCTTTGAATTACCTGGAGTTGTAGAGGCGGCCAAACAATTAATGGCTATGGGGGCTTCAACCAAGGATGTTATTCCTGAGCTTAAAATGCTTGGTGATGTGGCGGCTGGATTAGGAGTTCCTTTACAAAGACTTATTCTTAACTTTGGGCAGGTTAGACTTCAAGGAAAATTAACAGGTAGAGAACTAAGGGATTTTGCTGTTGCTGGCGTTCCTTTGATGGATGAGTTGGCTAAAGTGATGGGTGTTGCTAAGAATGAAATTGCAGATATGGTTTCCGAGGGCAAGGTTGGTTTCCCTGAAGTTCAGAAAGCATTTGAAAATATGACTTCAGAAGGTGGGAAGTTTGCCAATCTTATGGAGAAACAATCTAAATCACTTCAAGGTATATTTTCAAATATTAGAGATGAGTTAATTAGAACAATAATGCAGATAGCTGGTGTTTCAGTTGAGGGAGAAATCAGGGCGGGTTCATTTTTTGATACAGTTAAAAAAGGAGCAGAGGCAATTTTGAGAATAATGGGAGCAGTAGCTCCTAAATTAATTGCACTTACTGATTGGTTTTCAAGAAATAAAA